CTTCGAAGCATCAAAAAATGACTTCAAGTAACAAAGAAACAAGTAAACAAGAAACAAGTAAAAAAGATCAAAACATAGCAGAGCGCTTCGGCTCTGACACGCTCAAATCTAAAACCTTATTCGATCTCCCTGAGATTCCAGTGGAGAGGAGTCCGATAGAGATCGCTAGGGAAACAGGAGACTGGCGGAAAGTCACGGACACGGAGTTCCTGAAGTATTTCATCGCTCAGCAAAATAAACTGTTTCCGACTCAGATACAGTTTGTGCGAAGCAAGAATACGAATCAGATTGTCAGTCTACTCCGGAAGAACTTCATCGAGCGTCATCAGATCGCGCAGGAGGACGTATGCGACGCGATAGACACTTTGATAGAGACTTATAAGAAAACAGAGTCCGATCCGCGTTACGTGGACTGCTTCGCGCTTGAGACGTTCTTCCGCGAATGGAAGATCGATAATCTTATGAAAGCAGTTAAGCTCGCGAAGCGTTACGGACCACGAGATTCCAGCAGGCAAAAATCCTCAGAAAAAAATAATAGAGAAATTTTCTAGGAGCACTTAAAAAAGTGCTCTTTTTTCTTGTATATCGCTATGTACGAGATTCAAAGGGGTGGACAAGCATTGAAAAGATGCTGGGCAGAGCGATATTGCAAGCAGTTCAACGAAGAGCGCTCGAACTGCCATGATCTTTGCATCGGATATGTTCAGCTCAACAACATCTACACGCTGAGCAGAATGCCTGCGAAGTATCAGTACGATCTTCCGCTTGAATGCGATGACGAAGATCGAGACGCTTTCCTGTTCCTGAAGGACTTCAAGGACAACATCGAAGAGCACGTCGAGAAAGGACACGGAGTCTTTCTCAGCAGTCACGGCAAAGGCAACGGAAAAACATCATGGGCATGCAAGATCATGAGTGAGTATTTCCGGAAGGTCGCGCTGACGAACAATCTCCGCTGTCGAGGATTATTCATCAACGTGCCTGAGTTCCTAGACATCCTCCGGAACAACATGGACGATCCATCCGAAGACGTCGCAGAGCTACAAGACGAGATCCGCTCAGCAGACTTAGTCATCTGGGACGACATCGGAACGGAGATTCCTACGAAGTGGGTCAGACAAACGCTCTACAAATTCATCAACTACAGAGAATCGAATGGCAAAGCTCAGATCTACACGTCGAACATCAAGATCTCCGCGCTATCGGACGAGGATTACTTAGGCGATCGAATCGTCGACAGGATCTACGGACAATGCGAGATCATCGAATTCGTCGGAAGTAGTCGTCGCGACGCGAGCTGGTCGAACTACCGGAGGCGCCCATGATCGAAATCCAAGTTTTGAACAAGATCCTGCAAACGAGATCGATCGCGATGATCCAGCAGAACGCAATCACAGCGGAGCACTTCATCGGCTATCGAGACGAGTTCGACTTCATCATGGATCATCACAAGCGCTACGGCAACGTTCCAGACACCGTCACATTCCTCAAAGAGTTCCGAGACTTCGGCGTAACGGAAGTCACGGAGACAGATCGATATCTGATCGAGACGCTTCAGGAAGAGTATCTGTACAGCTTGATGGTGCCATTCGTTCACAAGATCGCGGATACAGTCAAGCGCGACGCGAATGACGCCGTTAAATTCGCAAAGTCTGAGCTAGAGCGACTGTCCAAGCTATCCGCAGTCTTCCAGTCCGGATACGACATTGTGAGGAATGCAAAAGAGCGTCACAACGACTACGAAGGACGACTGAGCCGCGAAGGACTTCTAGGCATCACAACAGGGATTGACGAGCTGGACAAGATCACACATGGATGGCTTCCCGGCGAAGACTTCGTCATCATTCTCGGACGGACGAACGAAGGAAAGTCATGGCTCCTCCTCTTCTTCCTCGTCATCGCATGGCTGGACGGAAAGCGAGTCCTCCTGTACTCCGGCGAGATGGGTCACACAATCGTCGGATATCGCTTCGATACGCTGAACAAGCATTTCTCGAACGAAGCGCTCATGCAAGGCGAATCGGATCTAGGAGACAGCAGAAATCCGACAGATTATCGCAAGTATCTCGAAGATCTCGCCAAGTCGACTGTTCCGTTCGTTGTCGTCACTCCGCAGGATCTCGGAGGAAAGCGAGCAACAGTTCCAGTCATCAATCAGCTAATCGAGCTGTACAAGCCCGACATTGTCGGAGTCGATCAGCTATCGCTCGTGGAGGACGCAAGAGCATCGAAAGGACAGCAGGAGCGGACGAGCTACACGCACGTCGCAGAGGATCTGTATCTCTCCTCTGAAAAGTACGGAGTTCCGATCCTAGCTCCTTCACAGGCGAATCGTGAAGCAGAGAAAGAGAAGAAGAGCGAGGACGGATCTTCGAAGACTCCGGAGCTTCATCAAGCGGCTGAATCGGACGGCGTCGTACAGAATGCGACTCGCGTCGTATCCATGCGCTACGGCGAATCGACGCTGAAGATCTCCGTCAAGAAGAATCGATATGGCAAACGTAACCAAGAACTGCTATTACTTTGGGATATCGATCGCGGCATAATAAAACCGTTTCTCGCCGTGAGTACGAACAAAGAGGGAGTCGCCACATCAACTAAAAAACTCGTGGAGGGAGTTGATCTTTTTTGATCGACGTATGGGGCGTTCCGATAATGGCGGAAGTGGAAGACATCATCGACATTCTCATCATCGAACTGCGCGCGTCCGGATCGTATCTCCTGAAAGATCAGAAGATGACGACAGGAAATCTCATGCTGACGTGCATCAATCACGGCGGCGGTACAGAGAAGAAGCCATCAATGGGCATCCTGACGCACGACGTCGTCCGTCCTTCTCCTTCCGGTCCGAAGAAGCACAAAGCGGGTTCTGTCAACTGCTTCACATGTGGATACGTCGCAGATCTTCCGGAGTTCATCTCCGCTTGCTTCGGACACGATGATCGCGGCTACTTCGGTCAAAAGTGGATCGCATCAAACTTCATCAACTTGTCGATCGATAATCGACGAGACATCCAGCTCGACATGTCACGCGACGGAAACGCAATCGAGGAAGCGAAGCCAATAGATGAGGACGAGTTGGACTCCTATCGCTTCATCCATCCTTACATGTACGAGCGGAAGCTCACGGATCGCGTCATCGAATACTTCGACGTCGGCTACGACAAGAAGAAGCACTGCCTAACATTCCCCGTTCACGACTTACGCGGAGCGCCGATCTTCTTCCAGCGACGCTCAATCAGCGGAAAGCAGTTCCTCAATGACGTCACAACCCTCAAAGGTACAGTCCTCTACGGCATGTATCACGTCTACAAAAATCTGAGCTGGATCGACGAGCTGTACATCACGGAGAGCATCATCGACGCGCTCACATTATGGGGACATCGGAAAGCCGCCGTTGCGACGATGCAAGCAATTCCGACTCCTACACAGCTCGCATTGCTACGAAAAGTGCCGATCCGACAATTGATCAACGCGCAGGATATGGACGATGCGGGCGACAAAGGAGCAAAAAGAATACGCGATGTGCTTAGCGATTCGAAGCTTGTTTACCGAGCTGAGTTCGATGGCAAAGACATCAACGAGCTGGATGATTATGGCATCAATAACATATTTAAACAGCTTATGTAGCATCTGGGAGCTTCATATTACTAGATAATATTAGAATTCTCTCATATTGCGAGAAAACTCTCATTTTCTCAAAATCTTACAGTGACGAGAACTATTACTACGTAATATACTCTCCGTGCGACAATTTCCTGTCGAAAGCTGACGAAACATATCGTAGCGTTCGACAATACGCTACGTATCGTGTCGGAAAATACTAATCTACTCATGGGAGAGTGCCAACCTTGAAAAAAACTTTTGCCAACTTCTTAAAACTTTCTAAAAACTTCCCCGATCAAAACGCGACACTTGAGGAAGCAATCCTCCACTATCAGCGCACCAATGAGCCATCAAGTCTTCCGTTCGTATTCTGCAAAGTGTACAAGTATCTGCTATTTTGCACGGACAAGTTCTACAGCCTGACTGACGAAGATAAAGTTTCCTTCTGCGTGGAAGAATTGGTCAAAGTAATGAAGACATATGATCCAAGCAAGGCATCGGTACATACTATGCTCGATCGATACGTTATGAATCGATTGAACAGAGAAACAGAGTCGCTACAGTACGCCATTCGTAAGGGGAATAATGACACGTCCGATTATGATGACGTGGGCGAAAGTGTTGGCAATTATATGGAGGATGGATACAACTCCGTCGAACTTATTGAATCTCTCAAATCCATGAATTTGACAGGCAACGAACTTCGATATTGCGAAATTATCATGTGTCATCCTGTTGACGCAGTGAAGGACACAGACATCGCAAAAACGCTCGGAATCTCTTCAGCCGCGATCAACTATATCAAGAGTAGTCTCTCCAAAAAAATAAATTTTAGCGTCGCTTAAAATTTTCGAACATTGTCGGATATATCGTTATGTACACGAAAGCAGGAGGTGCGAGAAATGCTGAGACGTTTAAGAAATCTAGTCGGTTACATCAGAGGCGAATTCATCGTGTTAAAAGTCGACAAGAATCATCTTGTAGTCGATGCGGAGCACTTTGAGAAAAGTAAGCTTCAAGAAGTGGCCTCTATATTCTTCCAGCGCGTATATAATCTTTAGACAACTTTAAAAACTTAGGAGCGTGTAAACAATGGCAGCAAGGAACGGACGTAGTATCGACGACGCAATGGATCAATACAGAAGCAACGCAGGTAGTGAATTCTTCTCGCTCGATGATGACGGCGATATCGGAGTCGTTCGATTCTTGCATGAAGGCGAAGAGCTAGTATTCGACGAAGACTGGTTCATCGTTCACGAAATCGAAATCGACGGCAAAAAGCGCTACGTTCGTTGTCCTGAGACTTCCAACTGTCCGGGATGCAATCGTCTCGGACGCGCAAAGCTAAAGTTGTTCATTCAGCTCGTCGATAAGAACGATCCGGAGCGTCGAAAGATCTGGGATCGCGGCAACACATTCGTTCCGAAGATTCGTGAGCTGATCGAGCAGTACGGAGATCTTTGCAATCGCACGTATGAGATCGAGCGCAAAGGTAAAAAACGCGATCGCAATACGACATATGAGATCTATCCGCTGAATCGCGATGACATGCAACTCGACG